GACGATGAAATCTCGGACCGCGCCGAACGCGTCTTTGATGGTGTCGAAGTTATTCACGATGGCGAGCACGGCCAAACCGATGGGGCCGGTCAATATCGCCAACAGCAACGGCCAGTTGTCGGCAACCCAATGGAACATTGACTGCAAGATTTGCCACGCCCCGTCGACCATGTTTCGGAACCAGTCGAAATGCGTGTACGCGTAGATGACACCGGCGGTGAGCGCCGCGAGGGCGGCGATAACCAAACCAATCGGGTTCGCTGACATCGCAGCGTTCAGGAGCCACTGAGCGGCCGCCATCGCTTCTGTAGCGATTGTCGATGCGATGGTTGCGACGCGGTGCGCGACGGTAGCGGCGACGTCTTGCGCTTTGGCGGCGATAGACGCTGCGTGAGCCTTCACGACTTCCCCGGCGGCTTCCCACGCTTTCTGTCCCCACGCGACGAAATCCGACGCAAGCTCCGACACGCCTCGGGCGAGCTCAGCGAAGCCAATGCCGACTTGCAGCAGGTTGCCGGAAGCCATCCCACTCATGATGTCGTTGGCGCCGTTCAGCGCGTCGCCCAACGCGAACAGCCGGTCGCCCGCGTCGTTCGCAGTGCGGGAGACGTCCTCGAAACCTCTTTTGCTCTTGTCGGTCGACGTGGTCAGGGTGTCGATTTCGCGGGTGGTGCCGTTGACTTCTTTCTCGAGCCGGTCCAGCTTCGCTTCCAGGTCGGACGTGTCGCCGCTGAACGTGACCTTTACGTCTGCGCTACTTCTTGACGCCATGAATTTCCTTCGCTTTCACAGCCAATGTCAGAAGGTCTTCGTACTCGCACGCGGCGAGTTCACGCGGTGAGACGCCGGTTATGGCAGCGAGAGTGCAGATGAATTCGCCGGTTGAACCGGCGGGGTAGGGTCCGCCTGTTTGGAGAACTTCCAGTCGACGGCGTCGACCGTCTCAATCCAGTCGTCGAACGGTTGCGGTGCGCGCGACGCATGCCACGCCAGAAAGCACGAGTGTTCGGATTTCATGTCGCCGAGCCAGCGCAGCGCTGCCGCCTGGTCGACGATGACGCCGTTCACCACCATGCCGACCGGAGCCGACGTGAACAGCGACGCCACGGTGATACCGAATTCTCGTTCGAACGCGATGTCGGTCGACGGCCTTGTCGCCACCAACTGCGTCTGCCCGGTCAAATATGTGACTTCGAACTCCAGCCTGAATAGCAAATTTTCCCCGCTTCGTTTAGAGGTACGCCGCGTACCACGCCTTGTCGAAAGCCGCGTTGGCGGCCCGTATGAACTCGTCTTTTTCCGCTTCGATTTCCGGGAAGATGAACCGGCCGCCGGCGGGGCCTTTCCCGCTTCGCGCCCACGGGCCACGACTGCGCGGCTGTCCCCGTCTCGGTGTTCTGGTGCCGAAGTCGAGCCAGCCGTAATACGGCACCATGCTGTTGCCGCCGGTGACGGTCGGCCACACGCCTTCCACGCCAGCGAGCAGCGAGCCGCGGGCGTGGCCGGAATCCGCCGGCATACGCCCTCGAGCGCCCACCGCCACTGTCTCAGCGACGGCGAGCAGTTCGGTTTTGAGTTGCTTGTCGATTTCTTCGGGCAGGTTGTCGAGCGCTGTTCCGAACTCGCGGAGCCCTTTGACCTTTAGCCCAACCTCTGCCATTACGAGGTCAGGCGGGCGTATTTGCCGGCGAGCATGAAACCCACGGTTGTCTCTGCGGCGTTGCCGACTTGCGCGCCGAGCGCCGGATAGTCGGAGACGTACACGGCGAAGACGTACGACGGGTTCGTCGTGCTTCTCGCCGAGCTCGTCGGCATGACGTCCAGGTAGTACAACGTCCCGGCGAGCATCGCCGCGCCGAAGATGGCGTCGACCGTCGATGCTGCGAAGTCGTTGAAGAAGTCGATGGAGATGTCTGCGTCGATTAGGCCGGGCTTGTTCTCGACGAACGCACCCGAACCGAAGTTCGTGAAATCCACGTTGGCGCGCGACAGGTTGAGCTTGACGGCTTTGATGTGGTCCGACAAGTCCGTCGACAACGTCGTCGCGATGGTGCCCGACGGTGTCGGGTTGCCCGCGCCGGGCGCGGTGCCCGTCCACACGGTGCCGACAGCGGTTTTCGTGCTCGTCAATACCAACGTAGCCATTTAGGTTTCCTTTTTTGGGTACTAGAGGACGCCGACGAAACAGGCGAACGTGACCGAACCGGAGCCGGTGACGTCCCATGTGACGCGGTGGTGGGTTTCGCTCGAGAACGAACCGGCGACAGAAGCGAACTCGCTTGTCGTGCCAGTGACGGTGGCGAGCGTGATTCGGTCCGTCGCCGAACCGAAACCGCCGGCGTCGTCCGACTGAATCTTGAACACGACCGACGAGAAGCCGCTATAGGCCGTGACGTGGATGGCGGCGTACAGCCGTTGGCTGGCGGTGGGGCCGACGAGCGCGACGGCGGTCCCGTTGCCGTCGGAGGTACGCGCGGCTTTCGGGTGGGCGCACAGGCCACGAATGACGGCGGTGTCGTACACGGCGCCGGTGAGCGCTTTCGCCGCGTCGCCTTTCGCGCCGCCGAGCGGGTCGTAACGGGTGATTATCCCGCGGGTAAACCAGGCGGCGTCCCCGGCCGTTTCCGTGCCGGTCGGGTTCGGCTGAACCGAAATCGGATACTGAGCACCCAACGCCGAAACACCAAGCTCGTCGTCCATGACGTCAGCGGCGAAGTCCTGAAAGGCGTCGACGGAGAACTCGCCGGAAATCAGGCCCGGTTTGTTCTCGACGAACCCGCCGGAACCGAAATTCGTGAACGGCACCTTGACTGCGGTGATGTTCCCAAAGGCGACTTTGTCGGAGTTGGTGACGTCGATGTGTCCGACGTACGCGCGGGCATACAGGTTCACAAACGTCGTCATCTGTCGCCTCTGGTCATGATGTGTACGTGGACTTTCGCTGACAGGTACCGGGTGTTGTCTGCGCTGCTGACGAGCCCGTAGTCGTCGACTCGTTCGACGTGGGCGGTCATCAGCGCGTCAGCGGCGGCGGTGGATTCGTCTGCGGCGGTCCCGAGCGTCGGGCTGAGATAAATGGCCTGCGCGATGGACTTGTCGCCGAACGGAGACAGCCAGTCGTTTAGCTCGAGTTGCGCGGACCGCAACGCCATAGCCGGAATGCACGGCTGAACGATGACGTCCATTTCGAAGACGCCACGCTTGAACGCCGAGTAATACGAATCGCTAAACGGGCTGGCGGGGTACACCATGCAGCACGGCGCTGGCGGCGAGTCCGATATCTCAACAACCCGCAACCCGGTAGCGGCCGTGATAGTCGAACCGAGCGCCGTGAGGCAGTCGTTGACAGACGCCACTTAGCCGACCAGCACAGGTTTGAACGGGCCGACCAAAGATTCGAGCCGGCGGAACATATCGTTTGGGACGCGGAGCCCGCCGAATTCGACGGTAGCGGTGGACAGCCCGAACGGGGTGTCTTTCTGCTTCCACAAGTCCGTCGCGAGAATCTTTGCCGCTTCTTTGATGGTGTCGGGAACCGACGAGAACCCCCATCGCGCGGTTACCTGCACGGTGCGGCGACGCGCGAGGCCGGTAGGGAACATGCGGTTGAGTCCGCGAATCTTGTTGTAGGCGGTGATACCGAACGGCGCGGAGCGCATCGGGACGAGCTCGTAGTCCGCCGCCGCCCACGTCGTTTCGAACGTGGCGTCGCCGTTGTCGTCCGTCGCAATCACAAGCCCGGTCGTCGTCGAGAACGGCTGTACGTCCAGGCAGTACTCGTCGGACGCTTCGAACACCAGCGCAGAAGCGGTGGTGGCGTCGAAGAAGAAGTAACCGACGTGCAGGTCGATAGCTCGGCACGCCGCGTTTATCGCGCCGTCGAGCGTGCCGTCGTCCAAGTGGTCGCCGATGCCGGCGCGGCCCCGCATGTCTTCAAGGGTGATGTAGCAGTTCGTCAACGCCATGAGCCGTTAGTCCAATCCCCGAAGCGATATTTCGTTGTGACGTGCCCCGTGTCGACGAACCGGGCGCCCCGTTGCAGTAGCCACGTGTATTGAGACCAGTCAATCCAGCGGTAACCGGGCCGGGCGCCTATCCACTCGCCGAATACTTCGCGGCGCGCGACCACCATCGACGGGCTGCCTATCCAGTTCGTGTGGTTCAAGTCGTGGAAGTTGGTGTGCCACGGTTCGATGGTGTTCCACGGGCGGCCGACGAGGTCGAAGCGGGACACGATGACGTCGGCGTCGTCGGTCATGAACTTCTCGCACACCTCGAGGTGTCCGGGTAGCCACAAGTCGTCGTCGTCGAGAAAGGCGAGCCAGTCGCAGTCGGTCGCGCGTAGCACCCGGTTCGCGTTCCACACTTCGCCGCGCCCGGAGAAGTCGGAGCCGAGAACGAGGTCGTCGGGTGGGCTTT